AAGTCGCTGCATTGATCCCAGTATACTAATTTTGGGAAAACATTCCCGAATACATTACTTTGGTATCCAGCAGAACCATCAATCAGTTTCAGCTTGTCTACTAAAGCATTAGCAATTGATTTACGTCTACTCATACACAAATAGTTTTCATACGTTCAGACATTTGCTCTGCTGCAAGTTGTCTAATTGATTTTGATATTAAAAGTCTAGGGTCTCTGGACTCTGGATATCCTTGCCTACCCCCCGGCTCGAAGGTGGCATAAGGATGTTTTAAGTACGTGTAAAAGGCAGTAATAGATTGATCTTTATTACGTACAAGTTGTTCTACATGTGCTGATGCTGCAAAACGGCCGGTGCGGAAATTCAATATACTTTTTGCGTTCCCCTTACCCATATTTTTTGCAACCTGTTCCATTAGTTGCATATTAATCATATTTTTAATACTAGTAAGTGAGATAAACTGACCCTTTTTATTTCTTAGTACTGGTAACTTTATTTTATCTTGTTTTATACTACTAGATATAGCATCAATAGTTTCTGAAATAACAGCGCTTGATTTACTAGATTGGATCTTTTTACCAGATAAACCCTTAATAACTTGGTCCTGAATTTCTTCTAGCGCATTTTTACTAAAATGCAAGGTATGTAGTACTTCTCTTACTTCTTTAATAAAGTTCTTTTCATCCTGACTCCAGGATCTATTTTGGTCTCTATCCTGTATTAGAACTATATTAGCATTTATACTAATAAGTCCCTCTCTAAAATCTTTTGAAAAGTTTACTTCTAGAGTCCTACCATATTCAGCGTGTACTTCAAAACTATCTCTAACATTCATTACTTGATTAAGTATTTCTGTTAGTGTAGTAACTTTATCATCAGAATACCTATTAGATGCAATACTTCGTCCTAATGAGTCTATTACAGAGTTTACTTGATAACCTGCCACTGATTGAGCCGCCCTACCCTCTGAAGAGGCACTATATTCGGTGTATACTTCTGTATGACCAACATCGAATTTTTTATTATCTAATAGTAATTTCTTTATCTTGCTGCTATTTAGAAAATTGGTAAATATAGAATCACGAATGTTTTCAAAACTAGAGTCTAGTACACCAAGTACTTTTCCATTTCTTTTTATTACTGCAGGTACAACTCCTGCCTTTTGAGTGTATACATCAGTAGCTGTAAGTAGCCGCCCATTATAATATAGATCAGAACCTATAGATTTAATAATACGACCACTGGTAATAGTATTGATATGTTCTAGTAATAAACTAAGAACTTTAACGTACTCTTCATCAGAGGGGAACGAACTTCTTAACATTTTATACAGAAGTTCTTCGTCTAGAGCTAAAAAATGCGGGAACTTGTTAAGAGCGGCTCTTGCCGTCCCTTTTCTATGTGCAAGTATATTTTTTAACTTATTTTTTAGTCTAGGTATCGTTGCCATTATATTGCATTAGCCTTATACAAGTCAAGCACTCTACGAATATGTCCTGGTAAACTGTCCTGCAAACTATAGTCAATTTGTACAGTATTACTACCGGGAGCCTTAGGGCTATGAATACTATTATCATTTCTAATATAGTAATCGATCAGGTCTAATACAGCAAGTTCTAGGTCTGCTGGAACAGTTTCGTAACCACAAGTATATGTAATTCTGTAACCATTTAGCCTATCTGGAAAACCGTTAACCCTATCAGTAGAAATTAACTTACCGATATCTTTTTTAACCACAAAGTCAGTATATTCCGCAAACTCTGTGTATGTTAGACCGTTATCAGTAGAGTATTCAAACGACTGAATATTCACTATAGGGTATTCAGCTAAATCAATATCTTTAGCTCCGCCGTCATAAACCTCTACCTTAGCTTCGTCATAGTTGTCTACGAAACTAGTCATACAGTACGTTTTTACAAACGCACTAGCAATAGGAATTAATGTATCGATTTCAGTGTCCTTATTGGTACTAGAAATCCCTACATATGCCTTATATTTTTCTTTAGTAGTTAGATTTGCACCCATTAAACACCTCTTAAATTCTTTTATAAGTCCTGATTATAAGACTTATAAAAGAAGGGACCGGAGTCCCTTCAGTAGTATCATGACCATCTCAAGGCACTAACTCCAACACCATTAACGGTAGAAAGCTGAGTCAGACCAGTACGCAGAGAAGCAACCATTACCTTACGTTGAGTTTCAACAAGCTCTTGAGTGTCGAAACGCAGACCACGTTGGTTACCAGCGATGAAGTTTGCAGGAGCAATACATACAGCACCGATATTAGTTGATGCAGAAGACGAACCACCAGCCTTAGTTGGGAATGCATCGCTAACGATAACTGGAGTATTACCGATAGAACCAACTTGACCAGTCAACAGGGTAGCATGTGTACCAACTTGATTCATGGTCTGGAATGTAGTATCGTCTAGCAGGTCGTAGTAAACTTCCGTAGAAACAACATAAGCCAGTTCGGCTGGATCAAGACCCCAAGCACCTAAGTCCTTACGCAGTGCACGTAGGTTAGCTACAGTAGCAACGCCGGTATTGGTAGGAGTTACAACAGAGGTAGCGTCATAAATAGCCAGACCCTTAACAGGATCAGCACCAGAACCAGCACCTAGTAGATAAGCCTTATCTACAGCAAGAGCTAGACGACGAACCATAGCGTCACGAACGATAGGCAGAAGAACCAGCAGAGCGTCTTCTTCTTCTTCGTAAGCCATGTATTCCATGGTAGATACCTTGTACGCATTCAGCGTAATTTCTTTCAATTGGTGAGTTTGAGCTGCACCAGGAGAGTTAGTAGTACCGAACTGAGCGTTAGTAACCCAAGTAGCAAAGCCAGCCTCTGGATTTACTGGGATAGTCATAACGTTGGTCTTCATTTGGATAGCACGTAGCAGAGGAGCTACAACCAAACGACGACGAATTTCAGCTTCCATATTCATGGAAACTTCTAGTTCCCAAGTTGCGCTAGGTACGTGGGCACCGGCCTTTTGAATAAGTTGGCTACCAAAGTTAGTTTCACCAAGAGCCTTACCCATAACTTTAGCAAGCAGAACTGCCTTTTCACGATCAGCATAGCCTTCTTCAGTCTTGCTACCAGATACAAAAGACATCTTACTGGCTTGAATCTTAGAAATTTCGTCAGCCTTGTCTTTCAGTTCAGCCATCAGACCTGCGATTTCCTTCTTGGAAGCTTCAGCACTGTCTTCAAATTTCTTAGTAACATCAGCCAGCAACTTCTCAGCGCCTGATTGACCTAATTCTACTTGAGCCTTAACAGCAGCAGCTACTAGAGCTTCGAAAGCAGCCTTTTCAGCAGCAGCCTTTTCAGCAGCAGCCTTTTCAGCAGCAGCCTTTTCAGCAATTTGTTTTGCAACAGCATCAGCGGCTTCTTGTGCAGTTTTAGCAAGCAGAGCCTCTAGTTCTTTTGGATCCATATTCCATCCTTTTTGAGTTGAATTACTGTTTGCAACCGATGTGGTTTCTTGCCCATTAGCTACGTCGCCTTTAGGTGCAAACTGTTTCTTAAATTCTAAATAGTCTTTGTCAGTATCAAATGACTTAGACAAACTAAACAATGTGTTCTGATTACAAGGAACAGAAACTACTGAAATTTCTAATAGCTCTACTTCTTTGATCAAGAAAACGTCAGCAGCAGAATTATACTCAGCATCCAAAACACGGAAGCCAATACTAAACGCTGTCAATACCCCATCTTTTACAAGATTAAAAATTTCTGCAGCTGCAGAAATACGGGCTTTAATCCATAAACCTGTAGAATCTATTTTATGCTCAACCATACGACCAACAGGGTCATCGTAGTCGTGTTGAGCTAGAATAATAGGATTCTTAAGGTAGTTTTCCATACCTTTTTCCCAGACTGACGGAGAAACTACGTCACCTGCTCGATCAATATCGTTGGTACTTGCGTAACCTTCGACAAAGATTGAGTCAACTTGCTGGTCAGCGGTAGGTAAATCTTTTATGGAAATAGCACTAGTTAAATGTAGTACTTTGTTTTTATCCATAATATCCTTAAATACTACGCATTATTATTGCTATCTTTCGGTTTGGGAGGTTTACCACCTTCCGAAGGATTAGCAGCCGAGCCAGCAATATTAGCTGGTACTCTTAATTTATCAGATTCGGAATCTGTATCTCGCGTTAATCTCAAACCTTCTCTAGCTTCATTAGGTGTCATTACACCGCCGTTAACTAGAGTAGTGTAGTAAGCCGCTGTATCTTTCATATCAGGTTGCAGTGCTGAAAGATTACTTACTATAGGTTCAAGATCATACCCAAAGAAACGCTCCATTGCCGAAGTAAATGAATTTACAATAGGCAAAACAGTCTCTAGGTAAAATAATCTTAAATTAGGTGAAATGTTTGCGTTATTACCACCATCTAATAAAATAGGGGGTACACCTAGAGCTTTTAATATCTTTACATCATGTGTTTTAATACTGGTATCGTAGTCCATCTCTTGGAACGTAGTAGCGATACCTACGGCAGGTTTAAGCCCAGCATCTAAAATCATTGGTCTACGTGCACCATTTTTAGGACTATAACGTTTGGCCCAATAATCTAATGTTTTTTCTTTTGCAGATTGTGATAGAGTATTATCCGATGTAAGAATTAAACCAGCTACTGCACCATTATCAAAAAATTGTTCCTGAAAAGATTGCATCTTATATAGAATTTTTACATTTCTATCTGCGGCAACAAGTCTTGAAGAACCTCTATAAATTGAAGATGAGTTTAAGTCTCTGATATGAATTACTTCATTTGGACCCATATCAGTAATACCATTATAAGTATACTTAGCTACGAAAGTTTTAGGGTCTGTATGAATAAATACGTGTGCGGCAGGTAAATGGTATAAATGTACACCATCATAGTAGATAAATATATTACCTTCTAGTAAATAGTCAGTAAATATAGCACGTCTAAACTCATTAACACTTTGATAAGGGTTCGGGGTGGTGTTAAGCAAGGTCTGTAACTGTTTTTGTCTGATACCTGCTACCACGCCCGGAATTATTTTATCCTTGATATCAAAATCAAGGCTTGCGCAACCATTAACAATTAAGCTAACGCCACGATTTACGGTTTCTAGCCTATCAAATGCTTGAGCATACGTAATATCTGCATCTGTAGTAATTACAGACCCTTCTTGTCTACCTATGTACTCTTGCGCAGGATTAGCTTTAAACCAAGTTGTTGGGTCATACCATACCATAAATTATCCTAGTAAAAAGCTGAGAAAGTTCTGATGGAATTATCTGGTGTCACAATAGTTGTGTCAGATTCTCCACCGAGAAGCTTTGCTCTTTGCCTTTCTATCCAAGTCCCTTGCTTATCTGCACTAGAATTAGAAGGAGATTTTCCGTAAACCCTATGTAAAGCTACATGATGACGGTTACATAACGTGTAAACATCTTGATATAACTCTTTTTGGTGTTCCGCAATAAACTCATCTCTTACAGCCAGAATGCCGTCATCGGTAGAAATATCGTAATTTTTTCTTGCTGCCCAATCAGCCGCAAGATGTGTAATCGAATGGGTGTGGTGAAGTTCCAGATCAATTTCAGTGCCACAAATGGCACAACAGTCGGCCTTTTCGTAAGCTTTTTTAGCTTTATCACGAATCCATTTCGTATAGTCACGATTTCTGCCATTATTTTTTGCCATTTAAATTTTCATACTGTAACTCGATTTCCACTATTATAGCACTATAGCACAAATATGTCAAGTTATAAATTTCTATTGGTGGTAATTAAAAAATACACTTGAAAACTTATTTATCCTAACATATAATTATAATATGAGACGAGTTAAAGGAGTTTTTATGGCAAAGAAAAAATCACAAGAACAAGTAGAAAAAGAGTTTTTAGACCGTGGATACATATTAAAAAGCGAATACTTGGGTGCATTAAACCCCGTAGATGTGGAGAGCTTAGTTTGTGGTCATACGTTTACTGTGAGTAGGGCTAATGATATCTCTAGTGGTAGGAATATACTGTGTAAGGTATGTTCCCCAAATAGAAGAGGTGTACCTAAGGATAAAGTAGTAGAAGAGATAGAGTCTTTTGGGGTTAAGGTTTTATCTGAGTACAAAAATTTTAAAACTAACATTGAGGTTAAGTATAATGAATGTGGACATGTATATACGATTAATCCAGGTCACTTCTTGTACGAAAACATAGGTAAAACCTGTCAACTATGTAGGGGCTTAGGTTCTGTCAAATTTAGATTTCTATCTAAACTTCTAGAAAATGAACACACATTGCTAGATGAGTACGTAACTACCCAAGTAGATGTGAAAATAAGAGCGAATTGTGGGCATGAATACACAGTTATACCAAATAACTACGTAAGTGCTGGAACAGGTATTAAGTGCAGGATTTGTGAACCTGTCTCTAGTGTATCGGGGGCTGAACAGGGCCTAGTTGAGTATATTAAAAGCGTGTATACTGGATGGATAGAGACAAATGATAGAACCCTTATAAACCCAAAAGAACTAGATATAGTGTTACCGGACTTAGGTATTGCGATTGAATATAATGGTAGTTACTGGCATAGGGAAGAGGTACGAGGTAAGGACTATCATATAAATAAGACTAAGTTAGTACAAAATGAAGGGTTTAGGCTTATACAAATAACTGATACTGAATGGTTAACTAAACAGGATATAGTTAAATCACGTATACTCTCTATTTTAAATAAAACTACCAAGATATACGCTAGAAAGTGTGCTCTAGAAGAAGTTAGTTTTCCTGCTATGTTTTTAGCAAATAATCACATGCAAGGTAGTGGTAGTATTACCCCAATTAATATTGGGCTTAAAAACGGGGAAGAATTGGTGGCTGTTATGACTTTTTCAAAGTCTAGGTTTAGAAATGACTGTGAATACGAGTTAGTTAGGTACTGTTCAAAACTTAATACTACAGTTGTTGGAGGAGCATCAAAACTACTAAAAGCTTTTATATCTAAATATACTCCAAAAGGTTTGGTATCTTATTCTGATAAACGTTGGAGTATGGGTAATTTATATACTAAACTTGGATTTGAATTATCGCACACTAGTAATCCAAACTATGTGTATCATAAAGGTACTAGTAGTACCTTATCTAGATACCAGTGCCAGAAACACCTATTAAAAACTAGATTTCCAGAGCACTATAGGGATAACCTAACAGAACTTGAAATTATGGAGAAAGCCGGGTACTTTAGAGTGTTTGATTGCGGAAATGATGTTTGGATTTTGAAGTAAAAAAGCCCGTATATCTATAAGATATACGGGCTTTTTTACTT